GGGGGCATCTCTTTAATCCGTTTATGACGCCTGACGATTGGGAGATCATAGACGCTGGCGATGATTTCGTGGAGTATCAGACCCCACAGGGCGTCATTCGCAATCAGGATAACAGTCAGGAATTGAAAGAAAGGTTTTCGTGATGTTTTGGATGGATTCAATGTTTGAAGCCACAACGTGCATAGTCTGCGGTGAGAAATTTGCTGAGATGGTCGATGGTAAATGCTTTGATTGCGATGAGGTTGAGTATTCGCACGGATTAAGATTTGGGGGCGTTCAGAATATGATGCAGTCCGCAATGTCCAGCTTTGCACGGCCCACTGAGATCAAGCATGAAAGTGCAGAATATATTTCAATTTGTCAAAAGTATTTAAGGAGACAAAGATGACTGAAAATTGGTGGGAAGATTTGGGATTGATGCGGCGTCTGTTTCGCTATGATCCAGAGGCTGGATTGATTCACGCAAAGGATCGATCAGAGGAAGATTTTTACGACACTGGCGAGGGCAGTTCATTTGTCAGTGCTGCGGGTGCTGCGGCTAAATATAACAAAGAGCGCAGTGGCAAGTTGGCTATGAACCGCAGGGTAAAGACTGAGAGATCGACGTGCTACTATTTATGTGGCGGCATTTCGTATCGCGGCCATAACAAGAAGATGCAGGCGCATCGCGTGGCTTTCTTTCTGCATCACGGCCACTATCCTATTTGGCCTAATTCTGTGGATCACATTAACAGAGATGGCTGCGATAACAGGATAGTAAACTTGCGAGAGGTCACAGCGCGTGAGCAGTCTGCGAACACTGGCATTGGCAAGGCCAATACGTCTGGCGTTAAGGGCGTCAGCTTTTTAAAAGACAAAGGAAAGTGGAGGGCGTCGATGAATATTAATGGCAAAAAAACTAATCTTGGTACATTTTTTACGATGAACGAGGCCGTGACTGCAAGGCTACAAGCGGAAAAAAGAGTTCTGTCCCATGACCTTTGAATTACGCGACTATCAGAAAGAAGCTGTCGATGGATTGTACAACTATTGGGCAGGCAAGGCGGGTGATAATCCATTAATCGTGGCGCCCACTGGATCGGGAAAGACGGCTATTATCGCGCAAATAATTAAAGATGCGATGAGCTATCCTGACACTAGAGTTCTAGTTGTCACGCACGTAAAAGAGCTTCTGGAGCAGGGATCGAAGGGGCTGCTGGAATTGTACCCAGAGGCTGATTTCGGCATCTACAGTGCGGGACTGAAGCAGAAGGTCTTAGACCGCCCCATCACCTTTGCTGGCATCCAGTCGGTCTGGGAGAGGGCGTATGACATCGTGCCAGCGCCAGACTTGGTTCTGATTGATGAGGCGCACTTGTTGCCCAAGAATACTGAGACGCGATACAATCGCTTTATTGCCGATCTGAAGGTGTGCAATCCAATGGTTAAAGTGGTGGGTCTGACGGCCACGCCCTATCGATTAGATTCAGGCTATCTCCACAAAGGTGCAGGCCATCTGTTCGATGGCATAGCCTATGACATCCCTGTGTCGATGCTGATGGAGCAGGGCTACCTGTCGCCTGTCATTAGCAAAGGTGGTTTGAACCAGATCGATCTGACCAACGTAAAAAAACGGGGCGGTGAGTTTATTGAGAGCGACCTCGCAACGGCTGCGTCTGATCCCGAACTGGTGAGAAAAACTGTCGAAGAGATTGTCGAGTTGAGCGAAGATCGAAAAAGCTGGCTGGTGTTTAGCAGTGGCGTCGATCACGCCTACATGCTGAAGGCTGAATTTGAGGCGCACGATATTGATGTCGGTGTGGTTACAGGTAACGACAGCAGTGCCGTGCGGGAGCAAACGATTGCCGACTTTAAGAGCGGCGAACTTAAATGCTTGATTAACGTCAATGTACTGACCACTGGATTTGATCACCCAGCCGTGGATGTTGTCGCGCTGGTCAGGGCCACGGCTTCAACTGGATTATACGTCCAGATGGTTGGGCGCGGCACTAGAATTTCTGAAGGCAAGACTGATTGTCTGGTTCTTGATTTCGGCCAGAATGTTGAGCGGCATGGATTTATTGATAGGGTAAAACCAAAAGATCAATCTGCGGGGGCAGGCGAGGGGGAGGCACCCGTTAAAATGTGCGAGGCTTGCCAAGCCATGTGCCACTCTGCCTGCCTACAATGCCATGTGTGCGGCCATCAATTCCCGCCACCCACTTTGAACCACAATTCAAACAGCTATGCTGGTGCCATGCTGTCGGGCCAAGTAAGGCCAGAATGGGTTGACGTGGATAGCGTTATTTACAAAAGGCACAAAAAAGAAGGCAAGCCTGATTCGGTCAAGGTCACATACTACGCTGGGCTGTTGAGCATAAACGAATGGCTCTGCCCCGATCACGGGGGATACGCCGCCAGTAAATATCAGGCGCGGCGGTCAATGCTGGCGTCTGGTGCTGACACGACAGACGAGGCGATGAATGAGTGCCAGTGGTGGAATTGGCCTAGCAGAATTAAGATCAAGCCAAGCACTTACGATCCGAAGTATCACGAAGTTGTTCAGTTCGATTACACAAAGGTGGAGAGAAAACATGAGGCGCAAGAAGGCCCATACGCTGATTTCAGTGGAGAAGACATCCCATTCTGAGCATTCGGAGCAGGTGGGATTTGTTAATTGGTTTCGGGAGAAGTATCCAAAAGTTTTAATCTTTGCGATCCCCAATGGTGAGAAGAGAGCGATTAGCGTGGCGACACGTCTGAAGGCTGAGGGGGTAACACGGGGGATACCCGATCTTTATATCCCATCCTGCAATCTGTGGGTGGAAATGAAGCGCGTGACGGGCGGCAGACTTTCCCCCGATCAGAAAAAAATCATTAGTTATTTGGAAAGTGTCGGGCATACTGTGATTGTCGGAAAGGGCGCTGGAGATGCGTCCAGACAAGTGCTGGAGTTTTTTGATGCAAGATAGTTTGTTTGAAGACTTAGAGACAGATTGGGAAGCAGAATGGCACGGGATGCCAGAGTATGTGCAAGAAGATTTACGTCCATATCACGCAATTAATGTTCGATTCAGAAATCAAGAAGATTTTATGAAATTTAAAGAATTGATGGATCAGGCAATTAGCCCAAAACAGAAAGCCTGTTGGTATCCAAAAATGGATCACAGGATCACGGCTGATAAGAGATATGTTGATGAACCCTAAGTATCCAATTTATATTGTGTCCAAGGGGCGGTGGGATAGCCGACTAACAAGCAAAGCCCTTGATTGGATGGGTGTGCCTTACAAAATTATTGTCGAAGCCAGCCAGCTTGAAATGTACGCTGCTGAAGTTGGTGTAGATAAATGTCTGGTGCTTCCGACAAAATATCTGCTTGACTATGATACGTGCGATGATCTTGGCGACAGCAGATCAAAAGGCCCGGGGGCCGCTCGTAATTTTGCTTTGGATCATGCAATTGATTTGGGAGCATTTAGGCATTGGGTGATGGATGACAACATTGCATATTTTCACAGGCTAAACCGAAACCTTTTGATCAAGGTCACGTCAGGAACAATATTTCGGGCAATGGAAGATTTTGCTGATCGTTATAAAAATGTGTATTTGTCTGGGCCTTGCTATGATTTTTTCGTGAAAGCGAAGGAACCTCTACCAGCGTTTGTCAAGAACACGCGCATTTACTCTTGTCTGCTGATCCAAAACGATATCCCCTATCGATGGAGGGGGAGATACAATGAGGACACAGACCTATCGTTGCGGGTGCTGAAGGACGGACACTGCACTGTGCAGTACAACGCCTTTCAGCAGGAGAAGGCTACCACACAGACGCTGTCTGGCGGGAACACAGAAGAGTTTTACGCGCACGAAGGCACCAAGCCCAAAAGCCAGATGATTGAAGACTTGCACCCAGACGTGGCGAGGGTAGCTTGGAAGTTTGATCGGTGGCACCATGAGGTTAATTACAGGCTGTTTAAACGGAATAAATTTTGCCATGTTGACGGCTTTGACATGCCAGTTGGCGTGAATAATTACGGGATGAAAATTCAAAGGAAATCACATGGCTAAATGGAGTTTAAAGGACATGATAAATCGGGAAGAATATGAGCGTGTGTGCGATGAGAACAGAGAGTTAAAAAAGTTGCTGATGGAGAAACATTATGACGGGCAGCGCAAGGCAGCATTTG